TCCGCAACAAATCAGCTAGACATACTTAACGGTGCGGGTACGGGTTGGACATCATTCTTTGGAACTGCGTCCGATAATTCGGGAAACCGTTACGCGGGTGTAGGTATTAAGTCAGGTAGTATGCATATTGGCGGGAGTGTTTTCACGGCACAAATACAAGGCTTGACTAATAACGCGATAACTAATGGCTCTTGGTCATCGCTCACAAATTCAGGAACACCTAGCGCGGGTTCAGTTGGAGAAACTTTAATAGTAGTATCATGGTCTTAGAAGGAACATATAGAGTAGAAGTCTATGAAGACACAGACTTTTCTGCTACGTGGACGGACGGTGCAGTACCGTTTATGGCTTGGGGCTACGACCAAGAATCGTTAGATGAATGCGAAGAAATCGACGGTTTGTATTTTGCAACTTATAGTACGTGGGTAGTAACTAGCCCACAGACTAGGACGTACGTAACGGGAACGGGAACAGAAACAATTATAATTCCCGTAGGGGAGTACGGAATACGGCCATGAATTACGAGTTCCTCGGTATGTTATTAGGATCGGCGGGCGGCATACTTGCTACATGGGTAAAGATGACTAACGATGTAACCAAAATAAAGGCGCGGCTATTCTCTTTAGAGAAGCAAGAGACGCAAGTACAAAAGACTTTAGATGTACTTGTTGAGGGCATTAACGAGATCAAGTTACTACTAGCGAAAAAGGGGATCGAATAATGGATGCTATGTATTTTCAAAGCAAGGAGTTCAATAGCCCCGATTTAATCGGATCCGGTGAACTAATGGATTTCGACTTTATCGCCTTGCTCGATCAATGCAGACACCGGGCCGGCATTCCGTTCGTAGTGAATAGCGGATACAGAACCGCGAACCACCAAGACAAATTAAAAGAAGAGGGCTACCCGGTATCCGAAAACTCCGCCCACCTAATAGGAAAGGCGGCAGATATCCGATGCCGGAATAGTTCCGAAAGATATTTAATAGTAGGGGCGGCCGTATCGGTTGGCTTTACTCGGATCGGGATAGGTAAAAACTTCATCCATCTAGATACCGCCGAAGATAAAGGCGGCCCGTTTATATGGATCTACTAAATAAATAACATGGAATTCATTACGCTACATTGGGCTACTATCGCCCTCGCTTTAATTACGGCCGCCGGTACTCTTACCGCGCTCACCGAAACCAAGAAAGACGATAAGATAGTTAACGTACTATCGCGGATCCTTCAAGCGGTAGTATTCGGGAAGAACCGGAAAAAATAAAAGGGGTTCGATACTTCGCGTTTTTATCCCGTTAGGTTACCGAAGCGGGAGCGTTCTCGAACTCTTCTAGATCCTTTTTAGCCTTCCTCTTTTTAGGGGTTGGCTTTTTAACGGTGGCTTTAATTTCGTTAACCGCATCCTCGGCAACGATCCGGGTAGATGCACCGATTACCCAACGCGTTAGGCTATGCTCTACGAAATCTAGCGAGGGGTTCCGCCAATCGTTACACGTAACCGGCTCCCCTTCAAAATCAAATACGAAGCGATAGCACGTATTAAGAAGCCTACGCCTCCCTCCCGATCCCGGATTGTCTGAAGTGTCTAGTACGGGCTTCCCGTAGGCTTTAACGAGTTCGCTAAAAGTAACCCCCTCTAGTCTTGTTTGGGGTTTGCATTCTAAAGCGGCCGATAACGCGCGCGCTTTGGTTTTTATAGGCTTTAGTTCCATAGCGCAGAAGATACAAAACGGGAACGAAATAGACTATCCCAATAAATAAACACGAATATATATTGTATATCGAGAATATAGTCGTACATTGCGGTATGGAAAACACACAAACAAACTACTTCGTCTGTATCGGGGTAAACACATGGGGTTCAGCGACCACAGAAAAGGAAGCGATGACCAACGCACATATTTACAGTAAGCAAACGCCGCACGGCATTTACCGCTTTACGCACAACGACTTTCTAATTGATCCGGTTGACGGCAGTCTAAACTACAAAGGCGAAGCCCCAACGATTGTAAGGAAGGTAATGAGAAAGAAGTAAACCCAAACGCCCCGGCTTCGGTCGGGGCTTATTTAACCTAACACCCCTAATCGCATGAGCATTCAAAGTATCGAAGCCTTCAAGAAGCAACTCGCTAACGGAGAGTATAAAAGNAAACAGTTAAAAATATACCGCTCTCTCGTAGACGGCCCTAAGAATCTCGACGAACTCCGTAGCACTATGGGGATTGCCCATCAGACATTAACTAGCGCGCTATCTCGTTTAATGGATTTAGGGGTAGTAGGTCAATCCGCTACCGGATCCTTTTACCGTACCGGCGTAAACACTTGGGAAGATAACGCGGTAAAGCGAGAGCAAGAGCGGCAACAGAAATGGCTAAAGCTAGGAGAGAAAAACGGATGGGCGCAAATGCTTATCGAGATCGCCGTTACCATGCACGAACAACGCAAGGAAAATGAAGCTAAGTAACCTACTCCGATCTAAGCGCAACGCCTCAGAGGTTAAGCCTATGGGTATCCGTTCTACTTGCTACCCTCCTAATAAGCCTCAGACTTATAACGAAATGATAGAGGAGAAAGAAAGCGAGGATTTCGAAAGAGTTTGGGCAGACTTTAAAGGGCAGATAAAAACCCATCGAACCCGGTTGTTATGAAAATGGTATACGAACACCCAAGCGAGGAACTACTATCTACTTGTTGCGGATCTCCGAAGTATGGAGATTGGGATATTTGCTCGGAGTGCTTAGAACACGCGGAATTTACACGGGAATAAAATGATAACAGAACCAACAAACAAACCGGAGGGAGTCTTAGGTAAGATGTACGAGTATCTAGATCCTTTAGATCCGATGAATTGGAACGAGGAAGAATTACAAAGGGCGTGGAACTTAGGTAGAAGCGAAGCCATACACGAAGTATCGGCAACCTTGCGGCGAATCATACGAGATCGAATTAACGAGAGCCATAGGAAAGAAGTAGATCAAGTTTTAGAGTTAATTAAAATCATAGAAAACGAAGTAAAATGAAGCACGGGTTACTTTCAACAATTAGCCGAATGAGTACATTGGACATAAAAGCCAAATTGACAACAATGGATAAGCAGCCGAATGGCACTTGGAAGCCTGAGGATGTAGTATTAGAAACGTACCTAGTAAATGAGCTATTTAACAGGTGGGAACACGAATGGGTTGAGATGTATAACGGCGAAACGGAATAAAAAAATGTGGCGCGAAGGCAAGGAGTTAAAAATAAATCAGTGTCGGAGTCGACACAAAAATCAAATCAAATGAAGCACGAAAAGAACCTTATAGAAACGGCGCGCCAACTATTAGTAGACGCATCCGAAAGCGAATATCCGGATTCAGTTAATCAACTAATTTCAGACATGAAGTGGCAAATTGATTACCATACAAATAAGCTAGAACAATTCGTAGAACAGTTAAGCCATATTCTAAAATGAGAGAAGACTATTACGATACCGAATCCGTTACTTGCGACGTTAAAAAGCGCGGCGGGGTTCAACCTTCTTTTTGGTTTCGATGCTACTACGAATTCGATCCGGGAGAAGCGGAGGTAACGCGCTATCCGGATGGCTCAGGTTATCCGGGATCCTCTCCCGATGTAAATATTTATAAGGTTACCCTTTGCCATGGAGTATATGAATCGGAATGCGCCTTACATCTATTCGAAGAGATTTACCCGCGTTTTCATCTAGAAGATTTAGAGGAGCAGATATTAAAATCAAAAGAATGAGCCTCTACCGATCTAAATTTATCCTTGATATGAGCAAGCCTAACCCATTCCTAGAAGAAACTCAAGATGCGTTTACGCTTTCTATGAGTAGGAACAAGATTAAACGAAGAGAGTTAGCCCATAGATTGGGCATAACCGCCGAAACATTGCGTTACAAGTTGAACGATCCCGGAAAGTTTACCGTAGGGGAGTTCGTAGTAGCGTGCCAAGTATTAAACATAAACCCCAAAACCCTTAGTCATGAGTGAGTTAAAGACAAGCAAAGTAAAAAACATCCAAAGCCTAGGCAACAAAGGAGCCTACTACGTTTGGGAAGTTGAATTAGAGAACGGCGATAACGCCGAGTTGTTCAAGAAAAATAATAACCCTTGGATAGAAATAGGCCAAGAAATCGAGTACGAGTTACGCGCGGCGCGCAATCCTAACGATCGCCCCGGTATAAACGTTAAAAAGAAAGTAGGGTTTTCCTCCGGAGGAGATTCTAAAAACTACTCGTATGGATCCGATGCAAAGGATAACATTATAAATAAGGCTTGGGCCATTAAAACGGCCGCCCTTTGTTACGCCGGCCATTGGAATAATGACGGCCCAACACAAAGCCCGGAGAGAATTTCGGAAGATGTATTAGCATTAGCGAAACTCTACAAGAAGTCGTTAGATGAATGGGTAAAAGAATGACTACGGTAACGATCCGTAGAATTCAAAGGCTTAGGCGCGTTCGTCGGGATCTCTATTTAGAGTTCTCGGCGGCCGTCGAGCCATTGGAAAAGCATAGGATTTCTCGAAGGTTAGAAAAGGTGTGCCATACCCTCCGGACTATATCCGGGCAATCTCGTTTCGTATGAGAAGAGACGCGCACTTTAATATCGAACTCGCTAAAGAGTACGGGATAGATACCGCCGTAGTAGTTCATCATTTGGCGTATTGGTGTCACAAGAACAAAGCCGAGAATAGAAACTTTGAGGCGGGTACTTGGTGGACGTACAATAGCGTACAAGGATTGCAAAAGATGTTACCCTTTTGGACGCGTGACCAATTACGACGAAGGATAGAACGAGCGATAGAAACCGGGGTATTGATCCGGGGCAACTTTAATTCGATGGGTTATGATCGCACTACGTGGTATAGCCTAGCCCCGCTCATTTGGCAGTTTTACGAAATGGATGTGGCAGAGTTGCCAAATGCAAGTGGCAAAGTTGCCAAATCCAATATGCACAATAGCCAAATGGATGTGGCAGAATTGCCAAACCTATACCAAGGAGAACACAAGGAGAACCCAAGAACAACAACAAGGTTTAAGGAACCCTCTTTAGAGGAGGTTGTTTTGGAGTTTGAAAATAAGGGCGTTAAAGAAGCCGGCGATATTGCCGCAAAATTCATAAACTTCTATACCTCGAACGGTTGGAAGGTTGGTAAGAACAAGATGAAGAGTTGGCCGCACGCGGTTAATACTTGGATCCAAAGAGACAAAACAGATGGACGAACAAACACCCGGCGCGGTTTTAAGGGAGAGAATTTTAACGCTTCAGAACTCGCCAACTTTATCTCCGAAGGTTAGCGAATCTAGTAGGGCTTTATTTGCCTACCGCTTTTCCGATGGGCCGCCCGTAAAGTATACCCCGGCCGAGGCTTGGGAAGGAGGTACGAATATCCAAACCGCACTAAAGTACGAGCCGCAATTAACCCGCGCCTTTTTGGTTGCCGAACTAGGGGCTTTATGTAAGATCGTATCCGCCGGTACGACGATATCCGATAGCCAAGAAATGGCCGAAGTAGTCCGAGCATTGATAGAGGAGTTTCCTACGTTCAAGCTAGAGGAGTTTTCGAGCGTGTTTAAGCTAATATCTCGCGGTAAATGGAAGCTATATAACCGGCTCAAGTTAGATACGCTCATAGACTGTTGTAAGGCTTGGGAAGAAACTAGAGCCGAAACTATTTTAGAACGATCTCACCGGCCCGATTTAGATCCATTCGAAAGAACAAGCGATAGACTTGCAAAGGATCGGCCGCAATGGATTAGCGTAACCGAACAAGACCTAATAGATCTAGGACAAATCAAACCAAAGCAATGACACAAGAAGACGATAATCTATGGATCTCCGTTAAAGGCGGGAACATAGAAACGGGGGCCGACCTTAAGGCGGCGGATACTATGGGAACTTTAACCGTAGAGGTAACGGTAAAAGCAAGATATAAAGACATAAAAGAATTTATGGCTATCGATAAAATAAGCCTAGAGGATTGGCGGCGATTCATTGCTAAACGTAAACGCGGTAAGAAATGATTGAACTACACAATGTCGATTGCATGGAATACCTTGCAACATTGGAGGACAACGATTTTGATTTAGCTATTGTAGACCCACCTTATGGGATAGGAGCAGACAAACCAAGTAAAAAACCAAATAGAGCAAAGCAGAAAAACGGTAAGGTGCTTAATGTCAAATTTGTAGAGTACACGCATAAAGAATGGGATAATAAACCTGCAGACGATGAGTACTTTAACGAACTAAAAAGAGTTAGCAAAAATCAAATTATGTGGGGTGTTAATTATTACAGTCACAACTTAATTGGTGGTCGAATTGTTTGGGATAAAGTAAATGGTAATAGTGACCAATTTGGGTGTGAGATAGCTTATAACAGTTTAAACGAAAGAACCGATTTAATCCGTTTTAGGTGGCATGGAATGTTCCAAGGTTTAAATGTGTCAACTGACATTTTAAAAGCGAATAAACAACAAGGGAACAAGGCTTTAAACGAAAAACGAATACACCCAACACAAAAGCCCGTTAAGCTATACGAATGGCTTTTAATGAACTACGCAAAAGAAGGTGACCGAATACTCGATACGCATCTAGGAAGCGGTTCTATCGCTATTGCTTGCCATAACCTTGGTTTTGATTTGGTCGGATGCGAATTAGATACCGAGTACTTCAACGCGGCAAAGAAACGCCTAGAGCAACACCAATCACAACTTAGAATTCCAATGCAATGACCGAACGCCAACGCCTAAAGAATAAGATAGATGAGGTTTTCAGCATCTTCATACGAACTCGCTTTGCAGATCATGCCGGCTATACGAGTTGCTACACGTGCGGAGTTGTAAAGCATTGGCAAAAACTAGATGCCGGCCATTTTCAGGGACGGGGAAAGATGTCCACAAGATGGCACGAGTTAAATATTTTTCAACAATGTAAACAATGTAACGGCTTTCGAGGCGGGGAGCAATTTAAGTTTGCTAGGCAACTAGATGCCGATTACGGAGAGGGAACGGCGGAAGAAATGGAGAGGCTCGGTAACCAAATGCGTAAGTATTCTATTCAAGAACTCCGCGATTTGTTGAAACATTACCAAGCCAAAGTAGAGAAGTTAGATTTATAGGGGGCATTTTTACTAGGTGAACCTTTCCGAATACCTCGAAGAGAATTATAAAGCGGTTAGAGGTATGGCCCGCAACATTGCGCCGGGAGACTATAAAGACCTTTGCCACGAGGTTATCTTACAACTTTACGATATCGACGAAGCCAAATTAGCCCCGCTCATTGAGTCCGGGGCTATTCGGTTTTGGATCGTGCGGATGCTCATTAACAACTACCGAAGTAAAACGAGCCGTTATCACTACAAGTATCGCAAACCCGCCCAACGGATTAGAGAACTTAGAAGAGAGATTGTAAAGTGGTCGGAGCCTACACAATGGGAAGTAAGAGAAGATCAATTTAACGCTATCGAAAACGCCATAGAGGATGTACCGTGGTTCGACGCGGTGGTATTTTCTATATACTATGAGGAAGGCCATAGCTTAAATACCTTAGCAGAAGAAACCGGCATTAGCCGGCATACTCTTTATAGCACAATTAGACGAACGCAAGATGAAATCAAAAAGCAAACCGAAGGGGTTAGGGGATATAGTCGAGAAGATTACAACCGTTACGGGTATTAAGTCAGCGGTTCAAACTCTAGTGGGGGAGAATTGCGGATGCGATGAGAGGCGCGATAAACTAAACGAGATGTTCCCGATGCTCAAAAATGCCGAGATGAGCAAAGAGCAGATGAAAACTTGGGAGGATCTCCAACCCGCTCTAGCTACCGGGAGATTAAGGGGGAACAATAGCACGGCATTTAGAAGCCTTTATGATACTATCTTTGAGAAGCGGCATAAATGGTGCGGATGCGGTAACGAAACGCCAAGGCGGATAGAGACGATAAAGAAGATCTACAAATACTCTTGCAAGCAATGAAGGAACCAATAATAGAAAAGGTAAAGCTATCCGAGATACGCCCAAACCCTTCGAACCCCCGAGAACTAAGCCGGGAGAAATTTGACGAATTAGTTAAGAGTATTAAAGACTTTCCGAAGATGCTCTCCGCCGAACCAATCAAAATAGCGGACGGCGTTATTTTATCCGGTAACCAAAGATACCAAGCACTAAAACGGTTAGGGCATAAAGAGGCGTACGTTCAAAGGCTCGATCACTTTACAGAAGAAGAAAGGTTAGAGTACATTATCAAAGCTAACGTGCATTCAGGGATTTGGGATTGGGATATGCTCGCGAATGGAAATGAGTGGGATGAATATCAATTAAACGAATGGGGCTTAGACGTATGGCAACCCGAAGAAGATAATAAGAAAGGGCTAACCGATCCCGACGACGTTCCCGAAGTACCCGAAGAACCGAAGACGAAACTCGGTGACCTCTATATCTTAGGGGATCATCGTGTTCTTTGTGGGGA